CAAGGTTTACGACGAGAAACTTTGTCTCGACTTTCAGCAGATCGTGGACTACGATCTGTGTTAGTAGTTTTAATTTCATCTACCATTTTAGTCCTCCTTTATATGCTTAGCATATTCTTCTAGTGGCACACCTAATCTTTTCGCTATTGCTACTTGACTCGGTGTGAGTTTTATAGTTCTACGTGATCGAGCTCGAGTAGTTCCAACACCTTTGCTAGAACCAGCTACATTCTCTTTCACTTCTTTTTGAGTATTCCCTAATCTATGAGGGAACGACTCAGCAAGTCTTTTGTCTACTTCCTTATAATAATCATCGGAAGTAGGATCATAACCTTCGCCTTCTGTGAGCTGTCTATGGAATGCAAAAGCAGCAGTCGTCATAGCTAGGTCATCACCAAACCAAGTATTTTTATCTGCCCAAGCTTTCGCTTTTGGATCAGGCTGTATAGCCCTAGCAGGTTCTTGATATCTGGGAGCAACCTGTTGCTCTACTTGAGGATCTTCATATTGGATTTCAGCTTCTTGAGGTCTGACCCTTTTTAAACTTTCTTCCTCTACTGCTAACTTAGCCATATCCTTTTGGGATTCTAACAAAGCGTCTGTGTCACCTGACTCGTACGCTTTCTTATAAGCTTCTTGTGCTGAGTTTAGCTGAGAAGTAACTCTAGTACTATATTCATCATATAGGTTCTTATCAGTTTTTGAAAGTTTATTTTTTGTTTTATTTAATTCGTCCTGAACAGACTGAGCATAATCTATCGCTGCTTGTTCTCTTCTTTCGGACTCTCTGACTTTATAAGTCAGCTTATTGATACGTTTTTTAACGCCTTCACTGTAATCTTCGATCTCTTCTTCTTGATCTGATTTCTTAGATACAGTTTCTTCTAGTTCGGTTTCTTCAGTTTCACTTTCTGGAAGTTCTACTTCAGTACCTTCATCTTCTTCTATTGATTGCATAGCTTCTTCTGCCATGTTATTCTCCTTATGTGCGTAATAAAATTAAGCTGATTGTATGTCTTCGGGATCCGAGACAACAGCTAAAATTTCATCATCGTTTAATAAACGCAGTTCGCCACCCTCAATTTTGAGTCTAGCTCCTGCATACCTGCCAAATATCACCCAGTCTCGTTCTTGACACCATGCTCCTTCTGGGAATTTATTCCCGTCACGATATGCGTCTGGACCAAGTGCTACTACAAACCCAACATTAGTACCAATACGTTCTTTTTCTAATACTGAGTCTGCTAAATAAATACCGCCTTTCGTTTTCTGTTTAGGACTAAAAGGTAGTATTAAAATTCTATATCCTGTTGGTTTAGGAAGTTTTGATTGTAGATCTTTATCATCATGTACACTTTCAGGTGTCACTACTTCTGTTTTTTCTTGTAGTTCTGTGAATCTTTCTACTTTATTGGGTATTGGTTCTCCGCCTGAACCAAAGGCTTCTATATTTTTTGACATTATTCGTCATCATCCTTGTGCAGGTCTTTTAATAAAGATAAGGCAAGCGACAGACCTGTTATTTCGCCTACTATCTTATGGTAACTTTCAAAGTTCTGTATTCCGCCACTTGCAAGAGTTTCTTTAAGTTGCTCTTGTCGTTCTAAAATTTGTTTACGTAACTTATCTAACATACTGACTATTTTTTCCTTGACTTAGCACCAGAACATTTCCAACGCTTACGTGATAAATTGTTAGGAGTATTAGGGTCATTCTTTTTCTTTTTAGATAACCTTTTCTTTATACCTAAACTTCTGGCACAATAGGAATCACCTTTAGATGTTCCTGGTTTTACCCTAGGACCTCCGCCTTTGGCTTTACCTGCTTGCCCGTAACTAACTTTTTTACCAGATTTAGTTACTTTAACTCTAGCTTTACCTTTTCTTGGTTTAGCCATGGTTTTGGGCTCTTCTGCGATTAGCATTACCAGCCATCACTTCACCGCCTTTGTGCATCATTTTAAAATCAGTACCAGATATTTTACCATCTTTATTTTTGTCTAATTTTTTCTGGCCACCATGTAACTCTCCACCATGTGACATCTTTACACAATTGTCGACACGTTTACCGCCTTTCATTTTAGTGCCCATTTGTTTGTAGCCTTTCCAGCAAGCTTTTCCATCTAGTCCTTTTTTCTTTTTAGTCATTATTTATTAAATCCTTTGCCTTGAGTTGCTGCTCCGCAACCTCTAGCCATTCCTCTTTTAACTTTACCGCCGTTCTCTAATTTGACAACTGACATCCCACCGTTCATCATTTTGGCTTTGCCTCCATTCATCATCTTTTTCTTTTCACCACCACGGTTCATTTTTTGCATTCCTCTATTCATTACGGTCTCCTTAATTGTTTTTTGGCGTCGTTCATTGAACTTCCACCCATGTTCATTTTTTTCATTTTTGAATTTTTCATTATAGAACCGTCTGGCATTTTATGGTACCCTTTAGGTACTTCTCCACCGTTTCTCATACGTCTACGATTAGCGTTACCACCCATCATTTCTTCAAAGTTAGCTTTATTTAACATTTTTACCTCTGGGTATTATTGTCAGAATCTCTGACGTCTTTTAGTATATCACGATAATCCTTACGCATTTCACCTTTTTCTTTCATTAGTGAATCTTCCCTTTGTTGGGCTATTTTCATTTCAGCTATCGCTTCTGTTGATTGTATCTTAGCTACATCAATTTCTGCTCTTGCTTGATCGCTTTGAGCTTTCTGTTGTATCTCAGCTTGTTTTAATTGTACTAAAGGTTGAACTTGTGCTTGTTGTGCTTTTAATTGTTCAGCTTCTGCTAATGCTTGCATTTGACCAGTTACTTGTTGTGTTGCTTGTGCTGCTTGAGTTGCGATTTGATTCATAATTTCTGGTGGCATTTGACCCTGACCCATTTCTGGTAGAGGTTGACCCATAGCTTGTTCTATCTGTTGCTTATACTTCATAGCTTGATGTTCTTGTATATTAGCTTGAATAGTAGTTTGAGCAGTTTTGTTTTGTTGAACCATTGGGTTCTGTAAAAAACTTTGATGACTAGTAATATACGCATCGTGATTTTGAAAAATATATGCTTGTATAGGTTGACCTGTGAGTGCTGCTTGTTGCTCAGTAATAGGATCTCGGGCTGGCACTTCCGCTTGAGGAGGTAAAAGACCGTCTATATTTTTAACTTCTAAGGCTTCATACATACGTTTGTATGCTTCTCGTAAATCATGTAATTCTGGTGCTGCACGAGCCATTTCAAGCTCTTGTTGGGCTAACATTACTCTTTGTGCCATACTAAAGATATTTGGGTCACTAACTGGTAAAATGTCTACTTTATCGTCAAAATCGGTTGATTTTACCTCTCTAGAGGCTCCAGGGACGTCATATGGGTAAACAGGGGGTAAACTCTTACTAAATATGCCTGCTAAGAGCCTAAATTCTTTTTTCTGTGCATAGTGCATACGTTTGTGTATAGCACTCATAACCTTAGTTCCACGCTCTAACATAGCTACTGTGGTGCCTACTGGTAGCTGTTGAGAGCCAATATCACCTACATTCATGTCCGCAATTGAAGCAAAACGTCTTCCAGAGTCAATAATTGTGCCTAAAAGTTGACTTAACACGTTACTAGGCTCTTTATATGGTAAAGGCATCAATGCATCACGTATTACGCCTCCTGGAACGTCAACATCTCTAAATTCTCCTGGTCTAAGTGGTTCATCTTCGCCTTGAATCCTCATTCCACGTGCTTTAAACCCTGCTGGTAGGTTACTTAGTGTGCCAGCGTCTACTAATTGGCGTAAAATTGATGTTGCAGACTTAGTTAGCCCTCCAATCATGTGAATTAAGCCAAAACCGTAAAAACCTAGTCCTGGAAGGAACTTATAGTGTACAAAATACTCTTTTTTGTTGAATAATTCGTCTTCTTGGCTCCAATTACGTCTAATTGACAGTATTTCACTCTTTTCTTCTAAAATAGTTACCACATAAGGTACAGCATACCCATAATCGTCCTCTTCACTCAGCTCTAAATTGACATGCATCTCTAAAACAGAGTATTCGTCGTAGTCTGTCATTGAGGGTGATAAACCTTGAAGCTCATCAATCTTTTCTTTTGCTTCGTTATAGTCTAAATCGGCATCTGCTTCACCT